AGACGCTTAGCAAGGTCCACCTGCGATTTGGTAAGTACGACTTTCTTGGGCGCAGTACTACGTGTTGCCGGTGAGACAACATTCGATTTTGTCCGCTGAGTTGGCGCATCAGCAGGATTAGCAGACTCGAATTCATCTGCGAATCTTTCTCGCATTTCCGCGTCAATACGTTCGTAGTATTTGGCGCTTCCTGCAGTATAACCTTCAGCCACAATATCATCGTGAAGCCCGACAGCATATGCCGTCATACCTTTCTTGGCACCGAACCACGGATTTCTCGTAGTCCAGTCCCGCAATTGGGGGTCCATATCAGCTTGTTGCGGCTGTTGGGTAGTTTGTACACTATTTTCAGTAATCTGTATAGGGTCAGGACGATAATTAGCTACCCGGTCAGATTTAATACGCGCAGATGTCATTTCTTCTTGTGCAGAAGCTAATGCGTCGGGGTCTCCAGACTCATATGCGGTTTTAAACTTAGAGCGGGCTTTTTCCATTTCCGCAGCTACGTTTTGCTTAGCTTGCTCCAGCAAGGCTGTTTGGCCTTCGTGCAACGAGCCTTTGAGTTTTTTATTTTCCTCAACTACTTGTTTAGCAAGGCGTACCGCTTCTTCGCGTTCACGCTGCGCAGCTTCCTTGGCCCTACGCTCTTCGTGGTAGCCTTTGGAAAAATGCTTAATGCGGCTTTGGACACTAGCGTCGTACTTGGACAGCTCTTCATCCGTCACTTCGGCAGGTGCTTCTGCCATGGGTTTTCGGTTGCGGTCTACCTCAGGGGTATCATCCACAATTTCAATCTCAGGTTCCACTTCAACGACGCGGCCCCCAGCTTTAGATTGTTTGGCTTCAATCTCGTCAGGAAATTCAAATGTAGTAGACATATTAGTTCCTTACAGGGTTGGGCGTTGGATTCCGCGAGGGTCTTGTACAACTGCCTCAACAGAATCATCGTTAATAAGACGCCACTCAGTACCATGAATTTTCATGCGAGTGCCAGTATTAGGACGCACCAAGATAAAGTCGCCTACCTTGCAGCTTGGGCCGCTAGGAAACCGCTTCTCGTCTTTAAAAGCGTCAGGGCCCATCTTGGCCACAAACAACACAGGAGACAGAAGCTCTTCGTGGTGCATCATGGTCGAGGTCTTAACGATACCGCTCTCGCTTAATTCTTCTTCTGCTTTAGGAAGCATACAAAGAAGGTGAAAGGTAACCGGGTCTGGTACCTGCTTTGCTTTCTCCTCAGGGGCAGTATTTAATACCCCCGACAAGTCAATAGCTTGAACATCAAAATTAGTCATGGTTTGCTTTCAATATACGCACGAGGTCCCCTAGTTCTAGCTGTGCGGTCTGGAGACCTCGGATAACTCCGCACAGTTCTCGGTAAGCGGGAAAGTCAGATACCCCCCCACCTGCCATAGACTCAACCAATTCTTTTACACGCTCACCTAGTTTTGAGTTCAGATGCTCAAGGACTTGTATTTCGCTCATTTATCGCCTTTAGGTTTTAGGTTTGTTTTTGCTTTGGCAGCTTCTGCAGCTATATGTAGTTTGTGCAAGTGCGCTTGATCTGCATGTAGTAGTTTCTGCAGGTGCACTTGCCCGCCCTGTGCCATGGCTTGCCCCGCTTGCTGCGCCTGCACTTGTCCTGCTTGAGCTTGGTTGGCCAGCTGGACGTTGTGCAGCTGCTGAGCTTGAGCTAGCTCCTGCTGATGACGCTGCGCTTGAATCTGCATCTCTTGGGCGTGGCGTTGGGCGACCATCTGTGGGTTTTCTCCACCGGCTTGCTGCTGTTTAAGCTGCAACTCACCTTGTTTAATGGCCAGCTCACCGTCAATCTTTTTAGTCTTAGCAGCAACTTCTTGTTGTTTAATCTGGAGTTCTGCCTGCTGCAGCTGGACCAACGGGTCTTGCGCGGCTTGTTGAGCTTGCGCTTGTTGAACTTGGCCTTTGCTCTGCTGCAACACCTGCTGTGCCGCCTGAGCCACCATGCGTGACAATTGCACTTCGAGCTCCTCTGGCAGGTCTTCGTCTGGTGCAGGCATTGGGACGCCAAGCTGGGCTTCGACTTTTGAGCGGTATGCGTAGGCCAAGTGCTCCGAGATGTGGGCTTGAATCGCCATCATCATCGTCTGGGCTTGGGGGTTCTGGCCAATCTGCTGCATCAACGTGGGGTCCTGCATCATGGCAGTGTGCACAGCAATGTGGGCGTCGTGGTCTTGGTAGATAAACGCTTTGGTCGGCTTGCCATTAAGGAACGCCATGTTTTCTGACACAGGGTCACGAGGCTTCATGTCGTCTTCAATCGGTACTAGCTTGTCAGCGTTCTTAATACCCAGCACCTCAATCATCTGGCGGTGCAGCTGGGGCAGGTCATAAATCTGGGGCGCACCTTGAGACAACTGAATCACAGCTTGGTATTGCATGATCCGCTGCGCCATGGTCGCGCTGTTGGGGTCCGACACAGGGATTACAGCTACCAAATCGTAGTCACCGCGCTTGGCTTTGCGATCGCCCGATGACGGATCAAACGCATACTCTTCTGGGGTGTAGTCACGAATAATGTCGCGCAGCAGCTGAAATTCCTCCTTCATGGAGAAGTGCACCCGAGCCTGTACCGCAGACATAGTTTTTAACTGCCGCTCCAGCAGTGCAAGCGTGGTACCCACCGGAGCATTTGCGCCCATGTCACTCACGTTCATGTCGGCAATCGAGCCCAACCGGCGGCCTTCGTCCGTAATCTGGTTTAGCAAAGCTAGCAGAACTTGGCTTGGCTCCTTGTAGGGAAGCGGCATAATGTTGTCACGCAGGGCTCCGCTAGCAATATCCACGTCACGGAATTCGCCCGGGGCAATAGGTGTATCGTCACCCTTTACACGCAGACCACGAGTCTTCATACCCCCGGGCAAGTTCGAGAGAGTCCCTGCGTCCACCAACTGACGGATGAGCGATGTACCCGCGCGGGCATACCCACCAATCAAGTTAATCAAGCCAAGGCCGTAGGCACCGAAGCCGGGGATATACGTGTACTGTACAAAGTGCTGGCGCTTGAGGCGCTGCTTGTCGTCTGGGTTCCAATTACGGCGGATGGCCAAGACCTCAGTGGTAGCTCGGTCGATCGTAACTACATAGGGAAGCGCGATGCCGTCCTCGTCCTCATACCCGGGCATGTCGTAATCAACGTGCACCTCAAGAATCTGATAGCGCTCATCGTCAGTAATAGAGTAGCCCTGATCCTTGGCCTTTTGCTTCTCGATGTCCGTGTGAATTGTGGTTGGCTCACCAAGGTCTACATCTAGGTAAAAACCCGCAGCCATCAGCTTGGCCAAGTCGTTCTTGGTCTTACGCATGACGTGCGTTACCCGCTCGGATGTACGTACACTAGACGCACCGTAAGGAATAATCAAGTCCTCTGCGGGCACAAACATCGCCACCTGACGGCCCATGCCCGGGTCGTAGTACACCTTCTTAAACGCCGAGCCTGCCAAGCCTAAGTTGTACAACATGCGCTCATGCTCTGGCCGGTACTCGCTCATCACCTCGGTCAACTGGTAGTTCATGTCGTCACGGACACGCTCACCAGCCTCTTCCTTCATTTTGTCAATGGCGCCAATAATCTCCGTCTTGACAGGCCCCTGTGCCGGGAACGTCTCAATAATCGTCTCGCTCTGAAACCGTACAGCCGCCTCAGTCAGCACAGTGCTAAACACCCCACAGGCCCCAGTCCATGGCTCCGTACGTTCTTCGTACTTCATGCCCAACACTTCAAGGCCCTTGACGTATGCCTCCACCCAGTCTTTACGTGACGTTATGTCAGCATCAATTAGCTCAATCAAATCACTGGCAACCATCTGCAGGTCAGCCTTGTCCATCTCTTCGGCTAAGTTGGTATCAAACTCTCCGCCAGCTAAGTCTGTATCAGGACTTAGGGTAATCTCCATGGACCCATCCGACATAGTTACAGAGTCGGGGTTCTCAATCTCAATCTCCATATCTGGAACATCGGGACCTTCCTCATCTTGCAGCCCTAGAGGGGCCGGAGAAAGCGACGAAAACATGCTGCTGGTAGCCATAAGTATCCTTTAATAGTAAGCCTGCCGCCGAGATGGCTGGAAGGCATTATCCTCGTGGTCTGTACGTATACGCAACAAACCACCGTTTCTAACGCGGGCAAGCGCCAGCGTCATGGTGTCAACCTCGTCGTCATGCTCGCCACTGGGAAACGCTAATATTTCTTCAACCGTAGCAGCAGCCCATGCAGTTTCAGGAAACCATACGTGCCCAGAGGCAAACAAGTCTGACACCGCATTAAGACGCGCAATTTTATCTTGCCCTTTGCCCGGGCTGAAGTCCTGTACAAATATACCGGAACGCCGCATCTCATCAATGAGCGGTTGCCCGCTGGCCTTGGCCTCCACAATAACGCTATCTGGCTGCCACTCGTTGTACTGTTCGTGGGCCATGGCTTTGAGCTCGGGGAACTCGTACTTGCCCTTAACCTTGTTTAGCAGGATCACATTAGTGCTGCCATCGTCATCGTTCGTCCACACCCCCCACGTATGACATACCGAGAAGTCAGACCGCTGTTTAGTAGTTAAGGCAGTATCAAAAGACTGCACAAGGAAGTCTATGGGTGGCGGGTTGTCTTTGGTCCACCACCTGATCCACTCGCGCTTAATAATTGCAGCTTCGGAGGCTGTAGGATTCTGCTGGTATTGTGCATACCACTGCCACATTATGTGGTGCATTGACGCCCGAGTTTGCTGCAGAGCCTCTAACGACCACTGCTCCGGCCAAATGGACTTCTCGTTTTCGGTATTTTCATTAAGAATGGCAGGGAATTCAAAGGCTTCGTAGTCGTCGCCGCCCTCGTTCATGGCCGAATCCTTCAACAGCCGACCAATTAAGTCTCTTTGGTGCCAACGAGTATGAAGAACACATATTTTGCCCTCAGGCATAAGGCGAGTACGAAGACCAGCGCTAAACCACTCATATGTAGCATCCAAAGAGTTAGTATTTCCCGCTTTAATGTCCTGTTCAGACAGCGGATCGTCGGCAATTATGAGGTGAGCACCCCGTCCAGCCAGTGCACCGCCCACACCAATCGAAAAATACTCGCCTCCACGGGTCGTATTCCACTGTCCAGCGGCTTTTGCGTCCGAAGCAATGGCAGTTTGGGGAAAAATCTGCTTATATTCCGCCGTGTTGATTAAATTTCGCACTTTTCGGGCCATTACCAACGCCAAATCTGCTGTGTGGGACGCCACAATGATCTTGTGATCGGGGTGTTTGCCTAAATACCATGCCGGGTAGTAGATAGAAATCATCTGGGACTTGCCCATACGCGGTGCCATGCTCACGGCAATCCGGTTTTTAATGTTTTGCTCTACATCCATGAGCAATGCACCCAATCTTTTTAAGTGTGTGCCAAATTTATACGTCTTATCTATGGCTGCAATGAACGCAAGGAAGTCGTCTTGGGCCAACTGCACCCGCTTGCGCTCTTCCAACTCGTCAAACATAACCAGTAACTCTGCTGCCTCGTGCCGTGGCATGTGTTTGATGATCCTCTCGATCATCTCGGCAGTTAGTTCTGTCTGCATCAAGCTGAAGCCCCCGTTACTTCTGCCATATTGAACGTAATATCTGTGGGTGCTTGGCGTTGGGGCTCAAAAGCTTCGCTCTCTACCACCCGGGTGAGGCGCTCCCGCAGTAACTGTTCCAACTCTTCCGTGGGCCGATGGCGCATGGTGATCTCAGTCTTGTCCGTAAACAACCCTACGTCACTAATCTTGCCCAACATCTCTAGAGACTTCAAACGAATGCGTGGATCGGCATTGGAACTCTCTAGTATTAGCTTGTTGGTGATGTACGTACGAAGCTGTGCGGCTGACTTAACTACGAGGTGGTCGTATTCCTGCAGGAGCGCCCCTAGGTGGGTAATTACTTCAGGTTTGGATAAGTCTACATCAGACGCGGTTTGTTGGCCAGTAAATATGGCCCTTGATAGCTGGGCGTCTTCTTCAGAAATTTCAAAAGGTATCGCGTCGATATCATGCAACGAAGACAATGCCGCAGCCACCCGATCGTCAAGAGACTCAAAGGTAGGGCTAAATTCCGCAAGGGGAATATCATTATCAATGGTCAAGGTATACATGGAGGTTGTCGCACTCCTAAGTTTGTTTGGCGGATTGTATTGTACTTTTTGCACATGTGTTTTATTTTTGACGGGGGGCTTTTCCAAATTGAGGGGGGTGGGTCTGTATAACGACTTATATTAAATTGTAGGTTGGTTTTGCTGTGTCGAACACTCAGCGCAAGCTCGTGGGCGGAGTCCCAACGCCAATTTGGGGGGTCGGGGTACGGTGGGGTCACGGCCTAAGCCTTACGGTAAGAATTAAGGGAAACTGTGCTACAATTCATTCATGCCAAGTGATCGAGCTTAGCGGTCTTGTTCTTTAACAACCCCTAGGGTAATGTGTG